TATTACATATTAATACAATACATTTATGTTCAGAAACATGCAATGAAAATGGAGATACACCGTATTGTATAAACATAGACGGAAAGTGCAAATTAAAAATACCTCGGTTTAACCTTACTCGAAAAGACAAAGGGAATGAGGAAGAATATTATAAACGTTTAGCCGAAGAATTATTAACTCATCGCATGATTCATTTATATATTCTGCATCCAAATGAATATTCTGATTTCGGAAATGACGACTATCTAGTAAATGGAAATGAAATTATTGTAAACTATAATAATATGAATGTCTCCTTTTTCGAAAAATTTAAAATTCGCTTCAATTCAAAATATGTTACAAGAAATACATATGAGACAATGCCTTCTACAAAAGAGATGACAATTGATCTAAACTGGGAAGATGAAATAAATATATAAAAACTCGCCAACAATGAATGAATGGATGAGACAAATTATGATTGATTGATTGATTGATTGATTGATTGATGTAGAAAAAAAGTATTAGAAGACGGTGATAATTGTACAATTATACGTTATGAATTATCGTATAATTGTTTGTATGTATGATGATAATATTAGTGTTTTTTATAAGCCAGATAAATGTTGTACACAAAATATCCACATTAAATGAAAGTTCATAAATATCGATACATCACAGATGTTTTAACCCCTAAAACGAGACACCATCCTATATACTTATTTTGTCTCAAAATAACTCTCCAAATGTAAAATAATAATGTATACATTGTGCCTTCATTACCATACCCTTGTATAATAACGTATGAAGGGACTAGTAACGCAAGAGAATATACAAAATGCCACATATTATTCGATATTATCCCTTTTAACCTCAATGTCATCATAAAAGCAGAAATTTGTATCGCAAATAATATTGCATAAGCGGTTTCCATATGTAAGGTTTTACTAAACATTAAAAATGTTGTTGCACCAAATTGAGAGAAAGCATAGAAGTGGTCAGCCACATATTTCATTACAATAGTTGAACGCGCGTTCGGATTATCCCACGCCATATCTCTCATTGTATTTCCTTTACCGTAATAATGCGAAACAATATCTGCACACAAATGATGAGACATTATTACACCAAATTTAAAATAATCTATGTACAGGTTAGGTTCACGCCATTTTATATCACCATAAAAGCAATGGAAAAGTAAAATACAAGCAGAACGAGTCGAAAATATAATATTATGCAATTGAAGTTCTCGCCACATTATTTGATTTGTAAATACACGCGATTCTCTCACAGGAAATAAAAAGGAACTGAGTGACAGTACAATATGAGGTACAATAAAAAATGATTCGTACGGTTTGTATTCGAACATACTTCCAGTACATAAGAATCTAGTGTATCGATATACTGTATGGATTAGTGCAGAATACCCCAATAGTTTATGTGGGTGTTTGATAAATAAAAAATTATCGTGATAAGTCCCTTTTATTAATTTGCGGTATATGATAGAAAAATCGAAAGACATGATTACACTCGGTATTACAGTACATATAAAACCTCTTATATTATTTTTGGTCATATATAGGTGTTATTTTCACTACATTTGCATTTGCACGACTCTTTTTTTTCAATGATTCAGGTAGTATTACGTCTCCCGTATGTATTTCATTCAAATTATGAATACCTGGTTGTACCTTATTGAAATCAAGTAGTGTACCTCTCATTGAGAAAGGGTTTGGTGAGTTTATACTTCTTATGGATGGATGATTATTCATAGTAAAGATAAGATAAAAAGACAACTAGTGATAATATTATATTCATTTTGTATATTATACAGTTACATCAATAATCATTTTTTTGTTTAAGATAACCCGTAAAAAATTGATTACTTTCATCGAAGAAAAATAAACAGAAACATATTACACATATTTTATATATACAGTATAACAATTATGAATGACTCTATAATCAAAGAATTATACGATAAAAAAGGTAGATGTAAAGAATTGGCAAAAACCATAAAGCTAATTCAAAGTCTTCCTCCAAATGTCTCGATACAAATCTATGACGAATATATTATCGGCAAGAAATTATGTAGAGAATTCATATCATTATTATTACAGGTACATCAATGTGAAAAAACACAATTACAAGAACTTAGTAAAATGGCTGGTCAAGTACTAGATCACCCTTGCGTGGTCGAGTATTTACGTAAAAATTTACCACCATTTAAATATGCGTATGACATTCATTATAAAGAAAATAAAAAAGAGTACTTAAACGTCTCAAAATTGGATAGTTTTACGATGACTTTATTGTATCATAACTCTCTCGCTGATTTGGAGTAAACCCCATGATACACGTTTCCAATTACTAACTAACTACTATATGCGATTAAAGATTCGTAAAAAACTATTTATTATATTACGTACAAGGAAGTGTGCATCGAATATATGCCAAGTTTATTTATACATGTATTATATACAATATACTATACTTATACTATACTATGATGAACGAAGAAATCAAAAGAATCGAAGATTTGTATCTAAGAAATCTAAAAAAACTGAATGATGTTTTTACAAAATCAATTACCGATATCCAAAGGTCCAAAATGAAATCAAAATCAAAAACTCATTACAACAATCATACAAATAATTGGTACTGTCAACAAAAAACCGCTTTAGAAAATGTACGTAGTCAAAATATATGTGATCAACAGACAAAATATACAAAAATAGAAGAATCCAAGAAAAAGAAGGCTTGTCTCGTTGGTATTAACTATACTGGTACAGAAAACCAACTACAAGGTTGTATGAATGATGTACAAAAAATGAAGAATTTATTAATACTGAAATATGGATATGACCCACGGAATATCCAATTAATCACAGAAGCAACACTTATCAAGCCAACCCGTAAAAATATTATTTTACAGTTTGCGAATTTACTGAAAAATGCAACCGCAGGTGATACACTGGTTTTCTTTTTTAGCGGACATGGATATCATATACCAGATATGAATAATGATGAAGCGGATGGGTTCGACGAGATCATTATTACATCAGAAAACCACTATATTGTAGACGATGAGTTCAAAGCAATTATTCAATCATATTTACGTCCCGATGTACAATTGTTTGGCTTTTTTGATAGTTGTCATAGTGGAACCATATTTGATTTACGATTTGAATACTTGATCGATGAAAACCTGGATCAAAAAACGTGTCCTCAAACTATTGAAACGCCTGGACAAGTAATTTTATTAAGTAGTTGTCGCGACGAACAACAAAGTGTCGATGCCAACATCAATGGAACATTTAATGGCGCAATGACATTCGCGCTTGTGGACATTTTGTCTAAACCAAAAGAAGATGTTACCTGGTACGAAGTATTTAAAACGCTTCGTCTAATGGTAAAACAAATGGGATTCGCCCAAGTTGCACAAATGTCAACTGGCAGAGATTTAGATATTCGAACTAGTATGGTAGAGATATAAACTCTACACATTCCAATTATTGTGACATTCCAATAAATATGTTTCTACAAGGTCTCCGTACATATTATTATCGGTTTGAAAACAATCATTCAATTGAGACAATAAACTGGTTGTTTATTCTTTCCTTGGTCATCTTCTATATTTAATGTATTCTTATTTATTTTACTACTACTACTACTACTATTACTACTACTACTACTACTCGTATCGAAAATACGAGACATTGATAGAGCAATCGACGACCCAGCTCCAAATGCAAATCCTTCCATTAACGTTCTACTTAAAGAAGATGGTGGATGTGTTACAGGTGTGTTCAAAATAGGAGTAGAATGTGGTGGTATATATCTTGGTTGTGGTGGTGGTCGTGGTATATATCTTGGGGGCGGCGGGAATGATGATACAGAAGAACTTTTACGTGCCATTTTATATATATATTATATTATATATATTTTGTAAAAACCGCATATACTCTTTTTTTAGTAAAAAATATAGAATAAATAGATATATTCTACGAATGACTTTTTGTTGAAAAAACTTAAGAAATATAAACTTGTATTATACGATTATATTTCTTAAAAACTGTAGTATGTACTTTGTTAAACTTTAATACAAACAAACATACAAAACTTTTCTATACTTTGTTCTACTATTTGGAAACCATTTTCTTCTAATAATGATTTCATTTTACTTCCTTCTTTTTCTGTAGTAATATTCCCAAGATCGTCTTGTTCTGACCATCTTTTCGTAGGTTCAATTTTGGGTCAACAAAGACACACATGTTCGCATTTTTGGTATCAATCCCTTCTCCAATTGTTTCACACGATGAAATTACAATCACTTCATTATCTGCGGCAGTGTCAAAATTTAAAAGCATCTGTTTTCTTTTGTCTTTATTAACAGATGCAAATAAAGGAATCATAGAAATCTTCTTGTACTTTTTATTTTTTGGAAATTCTTTTTTCTGTATTTCTTTGAAAACAACCCTGAACTCTGCAGGATTAACAATGTGGACATCTCACATGTTGTTTTACATCTTCTCATCAACAATGACTTACCACTTCCACAAAACATTTTAACAATACATTTGTTATTTATGAGGAGCTCATCATAAATAGCATTATTTGCTTCTTCTTGATAATATCGAAATACTTCTGACATGTCAAATATTAAATATTAAATATTAAATATAATTGTTGGTTTATACTTGATATTTTTATATCAATTTTTTGAAGTGGTTGACGGAAAAAATTGAAAGGGAATGAAATAATAGAATTGGTAACTATTATTTAATGACTTGAGTAAAGTATAATAATATGACATTAATGTGCAAATATTGTGGGGTTGGTGGACACGCAACAAATACGTGTCATCATATATTTAGTAGAGAGAGGTATGTATATCAAATCGTGTGTAGAATTTTCCAGAGGTATGGTATAATTTGGCATAATGGTTATCGTTGGAATGTTGGGTCGAGATTCAGTTATATCTCACACGTGTTGAGTAAACTGAACGATGAAGCATTAAATAGCTTAGCAAGATATGTGAGTTTAGCATTCCCAGGAATTTATCAGAGAATTATGGATCAAATGTCAACGAAACTTGAAAATATGCTAATAATTCTAGGGTCTAGTTCTTTCAAAAGAAAGTTACAAATAAACATTTTAAGATTTCTGGCGGATTCCCCCATCTGCAGTGAAGAAATATATAAAGGTGTTTCAATAAATACAGTTAATGGAGATATAAGATGTAGTTTGTGGCAAGAATCAAAAGTGATAAAAAGAAGTATATGGAAGCGGTTAGATACAAGTTTGAATATAAATATAATAGGTATACAGTATGGTTTCATGGGTCTTAAAAAGGTGTTTAAACACCATGTAGTATTTATGATTGACAAAGTAATCGAGTACAGAGACACAGAATGTCCAATTTGCAACGACGAGTTTACAACAACATCAATTGCAACATATAATTGTGGACATCAAGTGTGTAGATCCTGTATAGACAAAATGCAAAGAGATTTGAATGAATTTAAATGTTGTCTTTGTCAAGAAAAAATTAAAACAGTAAAAATAGTAAAAGAATGCTAGAGATATTGATGGGACAACTTGTTTTATTACTAGAATTGCTTATAAATTCTAGTAATATTTTTTTATTTTATTTTGGCACTAAATGCTACTTAAACAGGAGCGGCAACGACCTCCTTCTTAAAGTGATGCTTCAAGTATTTCTGAAGATTGAAATAAGTAAGCTCTTCGTCTTTGCAATCAAGAAGCTTCTTCAACTTTACATCAGGATGAATAATTCTACGGTTTTCATTGTTCTGTAGATTATTCTCCTTGACATACTTGTGAATCATCTTACTAACCTCAGTTCTGGCCATACGGCTTCCAAGTGACTTGTCGAAGAAGACAGCAAGTTCATCACTGATAAGAGTAGGCTTCTCGAATCCTGACAGCTTTCCACTATTACTATTCTTCTTCTTCTTGGATGACTTCTCCGCATTCTTAGACACGCGGGCAGAAATCTTGGCAATATTCTTGATATTAACCTTCATAGCATTAGCAGCAGATTGCCATACCGCAAAATTCTTGTTGAAAACAGTAATCTCCTCCATAAGAGAAGTAGACAGACTGTTCTTATCACCACCATCGACGGCAACAGTATCAGATACAACATCAACTACGGGTGTCTCCATAACTGGAACTTCAACAGGAGCAACAACTGTCTCCGTCTTCTTGGTAGCCTTTGCAGACTTTACCTTGTCAGTAACAACAGGCTTGGTAGTAACAGGAGCTTTCTTAAGAACGGGGGTAGTAGTAGCACGAACCATATCAAATCAAGTTATTATATGACTAATATACGAATGTTTTATTTAAATACATTATTTACAATAAACATTTAATTATAAATACACCGTAAACTATTTGCTGTAATACAAGAGTTGTTCTTATTGTATAATAATTTATACATTCGATTACAAGTTACAGGAAAAAAACATTACAAGTTTTCACAAGTATTAAAAATTCATACGTAATACGTCGTAATTCTCTGATTATATTATATTACATATAATATTCATTATATTTATTATGAATGTAATAGAATTTTGCATAATGTTAATCTTTTTTTATTCGTGTGTTCTGATGACGGCAAAGGAGCGATATATATATTCATTACCCACATATCCAATCTATCCAGATAGTAAAGAAGAATCAAAAAGGGTTTTGGAAATTATGAAAAAACGCAGTGTGGATGACGAGCACTTCTTTAGGAAAACTGACCCATCCGTGATTCACGCATTTAGCGAATACATTGATGAACCCATGGAAGAATTACGCAATATCATTACTAGTATACCTATTTTGTTTACAGTATATACGACCAAATATGGGATTAATCGCCCCAGACCTCACCAAGTAAATCCACTCATTATACCAATGAAATCAACTACAGATAAAACACCAAGTTATCCTGCGGGACACGCGTTTCAAGCCTATTTTTTAGCAGATGTTTTAGGAAAGCGATATCCAGCAAAAAAAATGTATTTTAATAAATTAGCCGAGAGGTGTGATCTGGTTCGTGTACAGGCAGGACTACATTATCCTAGTGACGGACAGTTTGCGAAACGTATATTGTACAGATTACTAAAAATTTCAGGTTAGGTTAGGTTAGGTTAGGTTAGGTGAGTCTTAAGAAATTGCCCAACATTTCTTTTGATTGTTGTTCTGCGACTACACTTCTCAATTGACTATTGTACTGTCTCTTCCGAACTTGTTCTTCATATACACGATTTGCTTCGGTTATTTGTTGTTCCGCGAGAGAGCGTTCCATTGGAGTTACATCGTGTCTCGTTCGTTGATATTCTTCTACTGTACGATATTGTGTAATATTATTCATGTCTGATTCACTCACTGACATAATCGTCTGGTCTTTATGCACTTTCCGTAAATCATCGAATTTTAATTTACTGAAAGGGTCTGATGATATATACTGGTTATCATTCTCTCCGTCTTCTTCGTATAATCCTGATGTATTCGCATTTCCTGTCATTATCAATGGAACCACACCTGTATACTTTGTCATTCCTGTCTCTTTCGCCTTTGTTTTCATTCGTTCGAACTCTCTTGTTAAATCACCTGCATTATTTACAGTTGGAAATAACTCGTTTGTCTCATTTGTAAACCAATCGTTCTTTGTACTGTCTCTAGTTCTATTAACTGTATTATGTTTTTCAAAGAGGTCATTAAACTTTTCTTGGAATTGTTCATTTGACATATGACCTATTGTTTTTTGAATCTGTTTTCGAGAGATATCCGACTGTTTTTCTGGGGCATATGTATGTACTTTATTCGGATCGATTTCTTGTGTTGTACGAGTAGTATTTTCGTACATTCGTACAACCATTTCGAAAGCTTTCTTGTAAAATAAAAAATACTCTGGGGGTAAACGAGACTTATCGGGATGCATAAATAATACTTTTTTTCTTGCATATTTCATTCCCTCATATGTTATCGTATCTGGCGTTAAATCGAACAATCCAAGAATCTCGTAAAAAGAATATGTCTCGATTTTCAAATTATGGGTTGACGACATTTTATTTTTACTAAGAAAAGTTATTAGAATATATAACTAATATAAAACTTATTTATATTATACTATACTGTAAATTATGATACTTGAGACAAAACTCACGAATAGAGAAGAATTGAAACATATTCTAAAAAATGAAAACCCTGGTGTTATCATTATCAAATTTAGTGCTACATGGTGTGGTCCTTGTAAATTAATTGATAATTTTGTACAATACAAGTTATCAAATTTACCACAAACCACCATAAATGTTCTTACAATCGATATAGATGAAGCGTTTGATATTTACGGTTTCCTAAAAACAAAAAAAGTATTGAAAGGTGTTCCAACCATTTTAGCATATTTTCAAGGCAATTCGGAATGCTTCCCAGATGATATGGTATCTGGTACAAATGAAACCGAAATTTCCGCATTCTTTGCAAGGTGTGTTGACCACGTTTAAGAATTGTGCAGAAAAATCCTACCTCTTACTCATTGTTGCTATATTACGTTATAAAAAATAGTTAAATTATATTACTTTTTTATAACATTAGTTTTTCAAACTACTACGGTTAGTCTTATTTTTCTTTGATAATTTTCTCTTTGATTGTTTTCTCTTTGATTGTTTTCTCTTTGATTGTTTTCTCTTTGAAACATTTTTCTTTTTCTTTTTCTTTTTTCCTCCTGTTTGTTCTTCTTCTTCTTTTCTTTTATCTTCTTCCTCTCCCTTTTCCTCTCCCTTTTCCTCTTCCTTTTCCTCTCCCTCTTCCTTTTCCTCTCCCTTTTCATCTGCCTCTTCTTTTCCCTCTGCCTCTTCTTTTTCATCATCCTCTTCTTTTTCATCATCCTCTTCCTTTCCTTTTTCCTTTTCATCATCTTTCTCGTTATCTCCTGTACTAGACAATGGAATCATTATACCTAAAATAAATATGGTGACCCCAATGAATCCTACAGCAGCCGCAGGGACACCTGAAACGGTATACCCCGTGGTTTTATCTGCTATATTTTTAGGGATAATATTTTCCCACATTTGTTTAAAATCAATATTCATAATATAATATAAATTTCAAACCACAAGGTATTTATATTATCTGTAGATATTTTTACTAAACATTACGAACAAACGACTAAAGTAAAGAAGTAGTCTTTTTGAAAAATGTGTAGCGATGTGATTTATTTATCTGACAAAGTCAACAAAAAAATCAGCTATACAACGGAATTGAACCGTCATCTTTATTTGTTTATTTTAAAATGGTAACAAATATGCTCTTCCGATATTTGAGCTAATATAGCAAATTAGGGTACCTATTTTTGTTTGTTTGGTAGAAATGCAGTACAAAAATGGCGCACCCAAAATAAGGAAATACCCGAAGGCGTCTCCCTATAAAGAACACTAATAAATTCTATATACCCTTTTTTCACTAAAATATTTATTATCATTTATTATCATTTGTTAATATATATGTATATTGTACAGTATAATGCTGAAGAAATTACGCGAAACGTTTCATTTGAAATATATTAGCCTTCCTATTTTTTTAGCAAGTTTTGCATTTGGTATGTTTGCAGTATATGTGTTTGAACCAGAAGACCGTAAAATAATGGTATATCCTTCTCCTGATAACACCGATTATGTACAGTACAAAGATAAAGCGAATAATTGTTTCCAGTTCAAAGAGACTAAATTAAAATGTCCTACAAACCGTTCAGATATTTCTAAAATTCCAATTCAGAGTAATTGATTATAAGTATGAACATTATAGAATATTTTTGTACAGTTTAGATATAGAACAATACTCTACATATGAAATTAACGCGATTATTATCTACAAAGTTCGGGCGTATTATGATTTCTATTCTAATGGGTTTAGGACTTGCTACTTTATTTCGTAAAGCCTGTAAAGACAAGAATTGTCTATCATTTAATGGACCCGTTATAAGCGAAGTTGACGGGAAAACGTATCAATTCGGAGAATACTGTTACAAATACGATTTGATGCCTTCTAAATGCGACCCCATTAGACGTACTGTGGAAATTGATGACTCGGTTGCGCGAACTGTAAAAGAAGAACAACAGAAAGAAGAAGAATCTAAAAATTCCGTTTTTTCTTTTTTGGAATAGTAAAGTAATTCGTTATAATGAATATCTTTAGATAGACCTATTAGTTTATACAGAGATATGTCAAATCCTAGTCCCACATATACTACCAGAATCATGGACCTGCCAGATACAAATAATAATGCACATCCTGTTATACAATCGAATTCTGAAATAGGTTCCACATCATATGCGCCGATCGATACTCACCCAAATCCATACGGGCATCCACCGCCTTCTGTACCAATGATACCTCCTGAACCTTCTCATAACGATAATATGCGTATACAGAAATCAATGGAAGAACAATTCCAACAATTACCGACACAAAGTTTACCAAATCGAGATATTCCTATGATGAATGAATCGTATACACATGATGAACAAATCCAACAAAATTATCTACCTCCTATACCTGAACACGTAAAAAGAACTACTGAATATATTAGACAATATGACCAAGCGACTGATAGAAAAATTCAAGCACATCAAGATATAAAAGAAAAACAATCTCGTATGGATTTTTTAATTGAAAAAGGACAAATCCCTCTTTTAGTAGCAGTACTGTTTTTCATTTTTCATATGCCTATTTTGAATGTATATGTATTCAATCGGCTTACCTTCTTATCGATTTACAGTGATGATGGACAATTTAATACTTACGGGCTCATTCTGAAAAGTGTGTTTTTTGGAAGTGTTTTTTACAGTTTGTCTCACGCAATACAATGGCTAAGTGAGTTTTAAATGTGGTTGATTGATTGATTGATTGATTGATTGATTGATTGATTGATTGATTGATTGATTGATTGATTGATTGATTGATTGATTGATTGATTGATTGATTGATTTATTTATT